TCTAATATAGCAGCAAATATGACAAGGGAGACTAAAAGAGTAGCCGGTGAAATAGGTCTGGCTAAGGCTGGGATTAAGTCTGAAAAGGAGTTTAATAAGCTCATTGACTTAGCGGAGACGCACGGCAAGAACACCGGTCTGCACATAGATGAAATCAATAAAGACACAGAAAACCTAAGAATGATTCACAATATGCTCTTAGGAAATACGTTAGAGGCTTCCCCAGACAGCGGTATAGCCAAATCCGCCACAATGGTCAGGGATGCCACACAGATTAGCATGCTTAACTTTGCTGGATTTGCTCAGGCTTCTGAGCTGGGCAAGATAACAGGCAGGTTGGGTATTATAGGAGCGGTTAAACAAATTCCTATGCTCAGGTCGTTCAGGCGTGATATGCTTACTGGTAAGCTGAACAACGAAAACCTTGCTGACTTAGAGGGATTTTTGGGTAGGATAGGCGACGATCACATTCATAATAACCCAATATACAGGCTGGATGCCAATAACATATCACAGGAAGCTTCGTGGGATACCGGTACTATGGGTAAATTCTCAAGACTTCTTAAACGCATGAAGCACGTACAGGGTTTTGTTAACGGCATGAATATGATTAAGCGGTACGAGGATCGCTTCCTTATGAACGGTATTAGTATGAAGTTCAGTAAGTTAATAACGAGTGATAAAATATCTAACCAGAGTATGAAACGCTTAGTAGACGTTGGCATTGATGCAAATATGATACCCCGTATCAGGAAGCAGTTGATTGATGTTGACTGGGCTACTACTAAGAACATGAAGATGTCTGAATGGACAGATCCTGATGCACAACACACGATGGCACAAGCTTTTAATAGAGCTTGGGCACAGGACATCCAGAAGACGTTCGTGGGGGAGCAGTACGCTTGGACTACAGGCACAGCAGGGAAGATGCTCGCACAATTTAGGGGATTTCCCCTCACAGCAATAGAGAAGCAAACCATGCATTCTATCAGGATGATGGACGTGGAGTCCTTTATGACCACTATGTATAGTTTTGCGTTTGGTTCAGCAGCATATATGGCAAGGACACGTGTGCAGGCATTAGGCAAGGAAGACTCACAAGAGTTCTTAAAAGAACGGCTATCTTGGGACAACATCGCTGCTGGCGGACTTAATCTCACGTCAAGTATGAGTATGCTCCCAGAGGTAACAAAAGCAGTAACGGTATTTACGGGTACAGAAGAGTACAACCCTTTTATGTATAGTTCATCAGGAAGAACCGGCTACACAGGAAGCAACGTAGATATCTTTGGTCAAATACCAAGTGTTGCGTTCTTAAATAACGCACTCAGCTCAGTAAAGGCGGTAGGTAAGAGTTCATTTAGTGATGAAGTACAATTTACAAGCAGGGATGCTATAAAGGCATCTAAAAGTCTCGGTCTTTTATATAATGTGTTCACAGCAGGAATCTTGCATAAACTCGCAACGGAGCAGTTCCCAGATGAGCGAAAACAGCAGTCACGGAGTCCATATGGTAGATAACATTCAGCAGGTAGCAATAACAGGGTGGGCTTTAGTCCTACAGAACATATCAGTAATCCTGACGGTAGTAGTGTTGGGGTTACAAGCAGCGTACTTAGTGTATGCAATTAACGAGAAGCGTAAAAAGCTAAGGAGGAAATCGGATGGCTAAGAATGCAGCTAATGAAGAGCAGTTAGGTCATATCCACGAAAAGTTTACACAGCTATTATCAGACCATTTAGACTCATGTATTGAGCTGAATGAGTTACCAGAGAACCAGACACTGAATGTCATAAAGAGTTTTCTTAATGATAATAAAATCTATGCTACGGAAATAGTACACGATCTTGAGGGTAGGACTGCTCGTATCATAGAAATGAAGAAACAAAATAAACGATCTGCACAAGAGCATCACGCTCCTATTGCGGAGGGAGGTAATTAATGGGTTATTCATATAATACCTTTGCAGGTAACGTAGGAGATACAACCTTTACGTTGTCTCTACAGGGGTCAGACCTCGGGTATCTGCCAGATGACACTTGGCTACTATACTTCGACGGTGTACTTGAGACAACTACTGTTGTAACAGTCTCCAATAGTATAGCAACACTATCAATACCGCTTGTGAATGCAGTAGAGGTATCTATACACAGGAACGCAAAGAAAGACTACCTGTACGCACCGCCGGTTGCAGGGCGACCAATTAGCACCAGTGAACTCACAACCAACCTAATACAGGTAATGGAACTATGTCATGAAGCAATAGACATCAGAGAGAGTGTACTGCATAACGTAGACCAAGTACAAGAATGGCATGATGAGGTGGAAGTTTGGCATGGTGAAGTACAAACGTGGCATGGTGAAGTACAGACATGGGCGACAGAAGCATCAGACTCTGCCGATAATGCACTGACATATGCACAGTCAGCTAATGATAGTGCCAACACCGCAACAGCATCAGCATCACAGGCTAATGCATCAGCATTGTCTGCGTCTGCGTCGGAATCAAATGCACTACTGTTCGCAAACAACGCGGAGGCTTCGGCAACGTCGGCTATGGCATCCGCAAGTTCAGCCAGTGCATCTGCAAACACAGCAGAAATAGCCAAGGATGATGCCGAAGATGCCCGTGATATAGCTCTCGGGGTTGCTGGATCTATTAACGAGGCTTCAAGCTTTTCAGATGGTATGTCAGAAGAGCAACTTGTATTCTCTGTAGAGATAGTAGGATCTGCCGTGTGTTTGGATATTATAGGCGACACCGGTGGTGATATACATTTCTACATAGACGGGCTAAGAAAACGACTGGACTGTACTACTGGTGACGGTGTTGGGGGCAAGGCTCGTATATGTCTTGCACAGGGTACTGCCACTACCCCGAACACTACTTACGTGTATGTTATACCTGACTCCACTGTAGGGGCTGAACCGGATGCATTACTGCTTGTTAATGGTAACGCTTTCCCTGCTGGTAATTACTCCGCTTTGGCAATTATATCATTACAAGACTTGGCTACAGTGCAGACAGAGGGCTTTCTATCTTTCCAGCGGTTAAACGAGTCTATAACGCACGGCGGTAAAAGTGCAATATCTTGGGAAAGGGAAAAGATAAGGGCTATAGGGGCTGAATATTGGAGTGGCATAGATCCGTCTTTGTCTATAGCAACCAACGCAACAACCGAGGATGATGTAGACTTTCACGTAACAGATGGACAAGCATATCAGTTGCATAGGCTACAGTTTCGAAGCAAGACAGTCATGGCGGATGGTGCAAATGTTGTGAATGTCTCCGGTGCTGGTACACTCCGTCAGTACGACAAAATCATGAACTTAAATGAGATTCATGAGATTGCAGACGGCACTGCCCTCGTAGATGGGGACTGTATCAACTTAGTAATCTGGGGCAATGTATCCCATTCTGCCTTAACACCATGTAAGCTGTTTGTGTCCCTGCCGAGAGGTAAGTACACAGATGTAGATGAAGCAAAGGCAGACACAAACAATACAGCAGTAACCACAATACCCCGAAGATTCAAGCTAACTGGATTTCTTATAGCTAAGGTAGTCTTGAGGTACACGACTGCTAATGGTGGGACGTGGGAAAATCTATTAGGCACAGCACAGCAAAGTTGGCTAACAGAGTCTTCCACGTGGGCTACTCCAAATTACCCAAGTAACTACCCAGACAACTACGAGGGGATACTCACAACAGTTACAAAGCCCGGAGCATCAGCAATGCGGATGGTGTTTGCTGACTTTACAACAGAGGGGCAGTATGACTTTATCTCCCTAAGAGATGCGACTACTGCGTTCCCGACATCCATTACAGAGCGTAGGAATGACCCATTTTCCTTTAGTGGCGACTTAACCCCATTTACGTCTAACCCAATACTTGGGGACACCTTACGGGTTCAATTCTACTCAGACCCGTCCGTTAACATGTCAGGAGTAAATGCCACTAAGTTTGAATACTTAGTAATCCAGTATGTAGGTGGTAGTGTTGCGGATTTGCGGGGATTAAAACCCGGAATAACGGGGGCAGCTGGTGCATTTGAGTCAGGTTTCCAAGTAAAGGAAAAGACCCAGCTACTACAGGAGGATGTAGATATACCGCAAGGGGATACACGAGGGGTTACGGGTACTGCACACCTAAACAGAACAACTAACGCAATAGCACTAAAGAACGTTGTAACTGCTAAGAGTGTTAGCTTTAGAGTGAATTCTAACTGGGGGCATACTACACGATCTGGCATCCGGCGTATAGAGTTCTTAAAAGACGATGTATTAATACCCTATGAAGCATCTTGGGTATGTACTGCCACAAACAGGTCATCATCCTCAACAGAGCCGTGGTTTGCGTTCGATACAGCCCTAAGTAAAACTGGGACAGCCACAGATTCTGAGTGGCTGGCAACAGGGGTTACCGAGCTTGTATTAACAGTTACCTTCCCCACACGTATCATGTTTGATAAGATAGTATATAATAATAGGCATGCCTCAGGTGCAGGAACCACTCCAGGACTCCGCCAAGTACAGATACTTTACAGCCCAAGTACAGCCTTTACACCAATCTGGTCAGATACAGTAGCCGATCAGGTAGACTTATTCAATGATGAATTTGTTCTGCATGTTGCACAAGACGTAATAGACGATCAGGACGTTCCGCCGTTTGGTTGGGTAGAAGATCCTACTAACACACTCAAGAAAGAAGATTCTAATGTAACGTTCAACACAATGGCAGATATGCAAGCATATTCCCCTGTTGTGTTTGCAAAGACAGCAACATTGCTCGGGTACAACTCCGAAGGGGATGGCGGAGGTGGGGAGTTTTATTGGGATGCTACATCCACAGATACGGCAAATGGTGGGACTGTTATAAAGCCGAATGGGTACGTAATAGGGAGTTGGGTAAGGGTATTTGAGGGGGCTATCCATGCTATCTGGTTTGGTCTTGTAAATGATTTTACTACAGATAACTATACTGCTCTCTCTGATTGGGTGAGTACGCTAAGTACATCTAACCTTGTTGGGGTGTTGCCGGAGGGGTACTATGGAATAAGTCAAAGCCTTGTTTTCCCTGAGCTTAACGGGCTTCATATTTACGGGGCGGGAAAAGACGCGACCTTTTTAATACCTCTTGCAGGTTTCGATGTGAACTCATCCATTATGGACTTTTCATCAGCGGATAGAACAAGCACTAAACAGCGTTTAAACCTACATGATTTCGGTCTGTACTCAGAGAACGCTCCGGTCTTTGGCTATGCCAAGTACGGCATAAACATTGCGTCCCGGACGTATTCCCACCTCAAAAATATCAGAACCACCCGTGTGTCAAGTGACAGTGCCATATACTCAGATTACGCTTGGAACAACACTTTTGACAGCCTTAACCTATCTACCCAGACAGGGCTTGCCGGAACTGGGGGGGTTGGGTTATCGCTTATAGATGAATGTAATGCCAATGTAATTATAGGCTGTGATTTTGGTGGGTCAGGTGATGGTACACACGGGGTATTTGTTAATGGTACGTGTATAGCCACCGTAATTATGGGGGGTTCTATACAAAGCTTTACGACTTCTGGGATTTCTTTTGGAGCAGCAACGAACAGCAGAGCTATAACTGTGCAAGGAGTGTATTTTGAGGGTGGATTACCTATTGCAATCTCTATTCAGGGGTCTATAAACGATAGCTTAGATATCAAAAACAATTACTTTCATGGGGACTATATCGACGTGAAAGTTGAGGCGGGTGCAAAAACTAAAAACTTGCACATACATGACAACGTACATTCGTCCGGCGTTACTATACTGGAACGTGGTACTGGTGCTTATCTGTTAGATGCCCTTATTGAAAATAGTAAGGTGGAAATGGACGGGCCATTGTATGTCATAGGAGACGAAAATCCTGAGCGGTTAAGCCTTACTATATCAGAACCCGAGCAAAGTATTATTAACACTGTCAAAAGAAAAGAGATATCGCCAACAAACAGCACCGACATGATGAATAAGCATATATTGTCGTGGGAGTCGGATGGAGTGCCTACCATCGCATATGCTGATTCGAGTGCTATTACGAATGATCATATTGCATCCATAAGTGGCACATCAGGAAGTGTGTCTAATACTGTCGTCCCTGTAATCACAGCAAGCAAAAACATGTGGATGAGAGGTGGTTGGGTCTCTTTAATCCTCCCTGTTTCTGGATACTCAGGAACAGCAACTATTAGAATTTATGATGGTGTGACCAATCACGATATAACGGTATCCCCCAAACTGGGTGTGTACGAAACTGTTGTGTTGCAAGCAAAGCTTGATGCAGCAGCAACGGAATGTACTGTATATATACTGCCAAATGGCTCGTCTCTCCAATATGCCACACCTATACTGTACACGGGACTAAGAGCAAAAGACTTTACTTTTAATCGAGACTTAAAGATTTATGGGTCTATAGTCTGGGATCCTGCTTCTATAGCGGATAGTACAGGTATTACGTCTCCAAGTATTAATGTGGCTGGTGCGAAATTTGGAGACATGGTGAGTGTAGCAGCACCGTACAATGCTGCTAACCTTATTATTACCGGTTTCGTGTCTGGCGATGATACTGTAGTGATACGACTGCAAAACGAAACTGGTGGCACTGTCGATTTAGGCTCAGGGACATGGGTTGTGCATTTACATAAAACATAGCATACCATACCGGTGGGATGGTACTAAAGGAAATCGAAAATTGAGGGGGGTTACCATGGTAAGCGGTTAGTGGTAGACTTTAATCTGTTTGATGCAAAGACAGGGAGGTATCTGATGATATAAAATAGAGGTAGACACCAGTATGCAAGAAAAATTAAAAGCACAGGAGGATGTTAAAATAACAGATCTACAGGAAGAAGTGCAGGAAGAAGTGCAGGAGTAATTTATTATAAGGGGACACTATGCCACACTACGACCAAACAAGCCTCGCACAATACACAGAGGCGGAGCTTGACAAGATGGAGGGGGCATTGGCAGAACTCAGGATGGTGCAGGAATACTATCCAGACTTTCCAGAGTTTTACCATGACTGCTCCGTTGACTTACTTGGCTTTACCCCATCTGATCAGCAGATGGATATTGCCACATATATGCAACACAGCCCACAATATGCTATGGTACAGGCTTTTCGCTCACAAGCCAAGACGACTATAGCTGGATGCTATGCAATATGGTTACTCATCCATAACCCAAAGACACGAATACTCATTATATCCGCTGGTGGTGACTTAGCCAGCGATATTATGACGTGGTGTACGCAGATAATTAGGATGATGCCTATATTGGCTGTACTCAACGATGACACAACAGGCACTGCAAGGAGGAGTGCCGAAAAGTTTGACATTAACTTACTACTAAAAGAAGCAGAGAAGTCTGCGAGTATCAGCTCGTATGGGATTACTTCAAGCCTTGCAGGTAAGAGGGCGGACTTCCTACTCGCAGACGATAAACAACAATGTCGTCTATAAACGTATTTAATTCGGTGAAACTCTAAAGGCTACGAGCCTACGACAATACCGAGCTAAGGCGAACGCCTGAGTGTAACGACTATCCCTAACGGGAGTACACCTAAGTAGGTGGAAACTTTACGGTACATAGAGTATGAGCTATGTGCAAGATATAGTCTCATCTGCATAGAAATATGCAGTAACAATAGGAGGTGTCTAACATGACACAAAGCAATATAAAGTACAAAGTAGGTGGAATCCATACAGTGACAGATGGGTCTTTTAAAATTTTAGAAATAATACCCACAAAGAAAGGTGTAGCCGGTCGTAGCAATAGACGGGCGGTTATACGCTTTTTAGATACTGGATTCACAACCAATATACAACTATCAAATATAAAAGCTAATAAAGTAAAGGATAAACGATTGCCCTCTGTTTATGGGGTAGGGTACTTAGATACCACTATCAGAATACCGAGCAGAGCTTCCGGTAGTATTATAAGGAGAGTGTATGACCTATGGGCTAATATGCTTAAACGTGTATATGGGACAAAACACACGTCGGATTATAAGTACTACAAAGATGTTACAGTGGATAAGCGGTGGCACTCTTTTAAACATTTCTTAGGTACTATACATAAAGTGCCGGGATTTGACGCATGGGTATGTAATCCCAGTATGCACTTGGATAAAGACTTAAAAGGCGGTCGTATATACGATGTTGATAATTGTACTTTTTTAAGTTGTGCAGATAATGCTCGACTTGCTTGCTCCAAACGTTACAACACATTTAACGAGTGTGTTGTTAAGATAAATGGTTGAATCAGCCAAGAACAGCCTTACAGAGCTTATGCGTGAAAGGCTTAACCACCTAACATTAGACTTCACGAGCATTAACGCACACGGTAAGATTATGTACTTGGGAACACCACAAAGCACAAACAGTATTTATAACAACCTAACTGCCCGTGGGTACGACATCAGGATATGGACTGGGAGAGTACCAAACGAGGAGGAGCGAGAGCATTATGGTGATATGCTGGCAGACAGAATCCAGAAGATGTACGATACCCCGAGTAACCGCACCGGTTACGGTGCATTGCTGGATAGAGGTAAGCCAACAGATCCTATAATGATGGATGAATATCAACTGGTTAAGAAAGAGATAGACCAGGGCAAAGGATATTTCAACCTACAGTACATGCTGAACACAGCGTTGCTTGATAAAGATCGTTTCCCTTTAAAGGTAAAAGACCTGATAGTACATGATCTTGATAAGAACAAAGTCCCGACTATTCTGCAATGGTCTAACCATCCCATGCATCAAATAACTAACATACCCGGACAGATACCCCAACAGGTATACTACAGAGCTGGCGTAATAGGGGATGACTACGGAGATTATGTAGAGAAGGTAATGGCAATAGACCCGGCTGGAGGTGCTGGCGGAGGGGACGAGACAGGGTATGCTATAGTGTATAGTGGGTTCGGTAAGATCTTCATAATGGCTGTTGGGACACTTCCCGGCGGTACAGACACACAGGCTATGCAAAGGGCGTGTGAACTACTAAACCTATGGGATATTCAGAAGTGCGTAGTCGAGAAGAACTTCGGTTATGGTGCATTCGCAGTTGCCTTAGAATCCGCAGTACTCGAGTGGAACTTTAAACTAAAGGGTAAACCAGAGTTAGAGAAGCAACAGAAAACAATCAAGGCTGGTGTAATTGAGGTGTACAACACTGGGCAAAAAGAGCTTAGAATCATAGACACAATAGAGCCGGCACTGTCTAACCATAAGATAGTAATGTGTACGTCCGTAATAACGGACAACATACAGAGTACCCAGAAGTATGAAGCAGCCAACAGAGTGTCGTACAACCTAATGCACCAGATGGGGAACTTAACCAGAGACAAAGGAAGCTTATTAAAGGACGATAGGATTGACGCCCTTAGCATAGCTATAAAGGAGGTACTACTTAGTATTAGGATGGTGGATGAGCAGGAAGCACAAAGGAACAAGGATAAACAATTATCCGAAATGCAACAGGACAAACACAGCCCTTGGAACTTTATGCACAAGATGGGTAAAGCCGGAGGGACTGGAATACTGGATAAACTAAACAGGCGGAGGTAAGTATGTACACTAAACAAACACGAGTGCAGAGGGTAAAGAGAGTAAGAAGGGTATGGAAGCCTGAGCAGACAGTAAAAGCAGGCATTATGCTATTCCTGTTTCTATTATGGCTACCATTGGTGGTGTATCTACAGGGGTGCATAAGCCCTATGGGGCTGGCTGTTAAGGCTATGACAGGTGGATCACCAGCAGTACAGGCTAACATAGGCGGTAAGGCTGGTCAGCAGGTTGCGAGCTTCGAGAATAAGACTACTAACAAGACTGATAACAGGCAGGACGTAGATATAGAGAAGACCACAACCAACAAGCAGAAGATCAACCAAGCTGACGGATCTACAGTAGTACAGACAGACAACAGAAAGGACGAGCGTAACATATACAGCACAACTAATGAGTCTACTAACATCCCAGTGTGGGTGTTAGTGGTGGCGTGTATGGGCTGGCTATTACCAGACGTTAAGACAATAGTAGTAGGACTCGGGAGCATCATAAGCTGGTGCGTATCAGGGACTATTAAAACACTCAAAGCACTTATAGGATTAAGGAGATAACACGATGGAGACATTAGACACTGCAGCTAACATGGATGAAGCTACTAAGCAGGCACACAGGGATTGTATATCCACAGGAACTAACAGCAGAGGATTCAGTGAGGAGTTCTTCGGTACAGACGAAGGCTCAATAGTCAATACGATAGATAAGGTTAACCCAGATGATGTAGGCATCAATTATGCTAATGAGAAGCTCGTAAAGCAAGGTAGGATGGATAAGCGTACAGGACACTTAATACCCCTTAATAGTAAAGCCAGTACGATCTTAGCCCAGAACCTAAACCCCAGTAAGAGGTACTTAAATAATTTTGATGAAATACAATGGGATATTACCTAATAATGGAAGGATCTGTAATGATCTGGGAGGGTTGATTCATACAGAAGTTATGCAAAGTTATATGGTATGTTCCTAACAGAGTAACTATCTAAGGTAGTAGTTATATATAATTATATATACTTATAGAGTATGTTCCATTTAAAGGAATACTGATTAGACTTTGAGGTGAAATTCATATAACTAAGTATAATATAAGTAACGGGAATGATTAATAAATAATAAAGACTTGGCTGGGGTGGCATGGATAGGCTACTGGTTAGGAAGGTACATCCCTGAAAGGGATAGTATGCTTAACTTAACTTAACTTAGCTTGGCATTACCCTGTATGACTAAGGGGGTACTATAGGGGGTACTGTAGGTGCGAAGAGACCGGAGGTCTTATACCGCACCGGCCTTAGGGTTGGCTATGGTTCAACTACTACCCAACTGCTACCCAACTGCTGTTTCAAAAATATGTGATAAATTTGTGAGGGGTTACTAACGCCCAACTCCCGCTCCTATGCCCCCATTGGGCTTGCTTAACCGACTGCTTAACGACTGCTTAACACCTGTATGCCTACACAATACGATGACAGTGTCTGATCTGAATCTGATCTGACATCCTTAACCGACACTAAGCCTAGGCCTACGCCTAAGCCTAACCGCCAGCCAACCACCGGTCAACTACCGAGCAACCACCATGAGCCTTGTTGATCGATACTACGTACCTTGTTGACACAGCCGGTCTACTACCGCACCAAGATCCCCAAGATCTTGCAACCTGACCAACACCGGTCAACCTACTGTTGGGCATCACGCCCGACGCATTGCATCACTCATTGCCCGACTCTTACGCCACTCTCGCACCAGCCACCGTCCGTCCGGACAACATACTCCACACGCACCATACACATGCACAACACGCACCACCACACGCACCACACGACGCCTGGGAACCATCTTTCGGACTCAGCTCCCCCCTTTTTAAATCTCACCCCCGTTTGTTTGCATTTTTCGTTTACAACCCCTTGATTTCGTTGACAATCCCAATTAATTGCCACCTCACACCTGTATTACCGCCCTTTATTACCGCCACACTGACCGCCACACTGACCGCCTCGTGTTAAAACCCGTATTAAAACCCGTATTAAAACCCCAATACTGAACATTGTCGGGCATTCCATGCCCTCCAATAAGCCCTATTCACGGGCATCTTCGCATTAAGTTACAAACAAATACAAATAAACCAAAATAAATACAAACAAATACAAATAAACGCTTGACAGCCTCAATCCGGTATGCTAATCTACACTCAGAACAACAACACAACATGAACACAACAACAACATTAACTAAGGAGACACCATGAATACCTTAACACCATTAACACACTCATTTAGCCCACTAGAGACACTATTTATCCTGACGGCTATAGTCGTAGTGGCTACACTCTTAAGTGGTCTAATTTATGCCTTACAGCCTGTAGAGCCTACC